CCTCTTTTAAAAGATCACCGCCCCCATTAATCAATGGATTAACGGTACTCAATGAGATTATTGGATCCCTATCCCGGAGTGGTCCGGGGAGAGAAGTAATTCTTGTTAATTCTCCTGGTAAAGACCTTACTCGTTTTCTCGAGTGGGTGTCTATACTAGGATTAACAAGAATATCCAAATATAAGTGGAAAATTTCAGGGTGTTCTGCCTTTGAGGCCCTCTTTCTGACTCGATCAGTTTTAGAGGTCCTTAATGACAGTATTCCTAAAATTGGAATGCTTCCACTTGTTGACCAACTTTCACTTTTTATAATTGCAAAAGATTGGCCTAGAGATAGCTTTATTGCTTTCTCTAAGTATTTGGTATCTTGGCCTATGGCCAGATACCTCCATAATCCGCTTCCAAAGCGGCCTATGGACTTTCCTTCTAATAATTTGGTTTTAAAGGTGTTATTAGACGTATTCTTAAGAATCGTCTTGTCTCCTTTAATAAATCAAATACCCGACTTTGGTCAGGTTATTTACAAGGCGTTAAGCGTGGTTGTGCTCGTGTTTCCGAAGACTTTGTCCTCGAAAGTATGATCAAGCACAAACAGGCACTCTCTGCGAAGCCAGATGTTGAAATTCAAGATATGGCGCCCTATTTTACCTATTTCAATAGATTCTTTAGGGATTTCACAGATGTTCGTCCTCGTCTTCTTGAGGCTTCTCCTTCTGCATCTGTTCAACAGGTGCGGGGGGCAGGAGGTGCTCGAGAATATATTAGAAGAGTCCTGCAACCAGAACTTTCTATACCGTCCTTGCTAGGGATGGTTGAGATAGCTCCTGGAAAGACAAAGGAGGTCTTTGGACCTCATTTGCCAACTCTAAATGAAGCTCGTCGTTTTGCCATGTTTGGCACTAACGAGGTGCGTGTCTCCGCAGTTTGCGAACCTTTAAAAGTTCGTTTAATTACGAAAGGCGATTCGTTTAGGTATTGGTTTTCCAAGTTTTATCAGAAAGATCTTTGGTCATATCTTCAGAAGTTTCCCCAGTTTTCTTTGACTAGGGGACCACTTGGTGCTGACGACTTAGAATCCCTTCTTTGTCGTGAGCGAGAATTATTCCTTGATTTCCCTGATTGGGTATCGGGAGATTATTCCGCCGCAACAGATGGTCTTAACCTTTGGTATACAAAGGCTGCTTTTGAAGAGTCTCTATCTTGTACTTCCTTAAAGGAATTAGATAAAGACATTCTAAGGTCTGTTCTTTACGAACAGAAAATTTCCTATCCAGATGGGATGGTTAAGAAGTCTAAGGGTAGACTCTCACCTTTCCTACAGAGTAATGGTCAGTTAATGGGTTCGACTTTGTCTTTCCCCATTCTCTGCATCATTAATCTGGTCTGTTATTGGAAGGCCTTAGAATCTTATATTGGATGTTCTGTCCCGGCAGAATCTCTTCCCGTTCTTGTGAATGGTGATGATATTCTTTTCCGAGCGAACAAACAATTATATGATCTTTGGTTGACAGAAATTTCCAAGGTAGGTTTTACCCTATCACTTGGTAAGAATTATGTTCACCCAACATTCCTAACCGTGAACTCCCAAATCTTCCACTATTCCAAGTTTGGAGGATTTAAGCGTCTCGGTTATTTGAATACTGGGTTATTGACCGGTCAGTCAAAACTGACCGGGCGTGACGCTGCTACTAAGGCTCCTGTTTGGGCCTTATATAATGAGGTTATACCCTCCGCTGTTGACCCTTTACGGGCACATCGTAGGTTTATTCATTATAATCGATCTTTGATCGAGGAAGCTACTAATAAGGAATTTAACATATTCCTTCCTGTTAGTCGAGGTGGTCTCGGATTTATCCGAATGCCGTCCCAATCTAACAAGATTACTAGTTTCCAGCAACGTTGGGCTTCTTTCCTTGAGAAGGAGGTGAGACAAGCTATAAGTAAAAATGAGTTACCGAGGTCTTTTGGTCTCGGTCTCATTCAAGAGAGGGCTCCGTTTACGGAACCCTTAAACTTGGCTTATAAGCCGCATCTTTCCCTGGAACCAATCTTTGGTCCCTATAATTTGGGAATTGTTCCTTTTTTAAAGAAGGAGTATATATATCCTTCCTTATCTCAACCATTCGAATTTGACGAAAAGTTGATTTTCCGGTTTCGCATACCTTCTAAAAGGAGGATGGCGGAATTTCGGAGTTTGACTCTTGACAGAGTCTCTCATAGGAAATTATATGTACCCCTTCCACGTATTTGTTCACGTCGACAGTTCACTACTGAGGCGCTGGCACTTACGGGAAAACTCCTTTAGCAGGGAGTATGGGGTTGAGGAAGTTAAAGAGACCAAAACGGTGGCTTCGGCCTTAATACTTCCGTGCTAAGTGGAATGTTCATTCTGTAACATTTTGGATATTCCTAAATGCCAACAGACTGCACGGTTTCACTATAGTCTTTATAGCCTTCTTCGATGTACAGTCGCACCTACGTCGGGTGGTATCCCATACAATGACGAAAAAGAACAATCA